GCTTGAGCAGCAGCATAAGCTCTATGATAGGCTTCTAATTCTTGAGAATTAATCCTGCCGTCATTATTTGTATCTTCTCCACCACGGCTAACTATCCAATTGTAATCAGCTTCTGTTAGGGGATTACCCGCTCTATCTACACCGTAGTTACGCGCTTCACCACCTTCGTTCATCATCATAGGTCTAGGCATCATAGGCATCCTAGTCATGTAGGATAAATTATCATCAGGCATTCGAGGCATTCTTGGTCTTTGAGCTTTGTCTCCACCTTGAAACATTGAGCGCAATCTCTCTGGACCTATTGTGCCTGAGCCTGGAATAATCCCACCCAAAATCATCTCTGGAGGCAATCCTATTATGGGATCATCGGAAGGCATTCTAGGTCTTCTTGGTCTTTGAGATTTGTCTCGACCTTGAAACATTGAGCGCAATCTCTCTATCATCTCTGGAGATATGTTTCTTGTTTCGGGATCATAGGAAGGCTTCCTACTTCTGTGTTGTCGTTTCTCCCTATCATATGGCATAGGTGCTGGCCCAACCTCTAAGTTAGGTCTTCTAGGCATAGTCCTAATGACAGGGCGTGGAATTTTCTCCATTTCATCCATTCTTTGAGCGAGATCATCTCTCGTTAAATCTCGGTAATCTTTAGGTGGCTGAGATCTGATCACAAGATTTGGTCTTCGATTAGGATCGTCCATGCCTGTCATCTTAGGATTAATATCTCTAATCATAGGATAGCCTCTGTCATAAGATGTCATTAAAAAATACCTTCAAACTTTGTGCCACGAAGTGCTGCACCACCTCCGCGAGATTTTCCTTTGCCCATACCGGGCTTGGAAGAAGCATCTGTCTTTTCAGCCTTAGCTTTTCCGTAGCTAACTTTGCCTTGATCTTTAATTGTAAATCCGTCTTTCTCTACTTTGTTAGACATTATCTGCCTCCGAAAATATCGCTCATGTTTTTGGTCATCTTTTCCGCAAGATTACCCATTTGTATTTTTTCTTGCAAATCTAATCGTTCTTTTGCAACTTTATCTTTCATCTCTGCAATATCAAACTGAGTATCTGTTCTTTCTTCAGCTAACTCTCTTTGTGTATCTAGACGCTCTTGATCTAAACCAAAACGCTTATCAGCTTCTTCTGCCTTACGCTCAACGTCAGCAGACTTAATATCCAGTTCTTGTTTTCTAAGATCAATCAAAGGATCTTCAGCTTGCTTGGCCTCAAACGAAGGAGCAATCTGAGCAACCAGTTGAGCAGTAATCTGAGCAACCTTACTCTCAAGCATGGCGTTCATTTGTTGCATCATGGGATTAGGTTGAGGAGGCATACCTTGAGGCATCATACCTTGTGGTGGCATACCGGGGGGCATACCTTGTGGAGGCATCATCCCTGGCATCTGCATTTGTTGTTGTTGCATTTGCATCTGTTGCATCTGTTGTTGCATTTGCATGATCTCTGGATCTTGTTGTGCTTGCTGTCTTGCTATCATGTCTATGTGTGCATACACATGAGACTGAACCAACCCTTGTAGTTGAGGGTTCGCTTGACAGATAGCGGAATTATAAAAGCCCATGTGGGTTTCAATATGCGCCTGATGATCTTGATCAGGAAAGGGGGTTGCAGGCTGCATTGCTGCAAACCCTGCGTTTTCCAGTGCAGGAGCTATAGGTTGTGGTTGTGGTGGGGGTGGGGGTGGCGGCAATATTTGATCTATTTGCTGTACGCCCATTGACTCATACATACGCTTATACGCATTGTATATACCCATTGGCCCGTGTATCTCAGGTGCTGCCTGTACCATCCTCATCATTTCTTGAGCCAACATAACACGCTGACTCATTGAGAAGATGTTGGGATCACTGACCGGAATGACATCGATACGATCATCAAAGTCAGACTGCTTAACACTCTGATTGCCATTAGCAGTCAGATAAGGATATTGCGGTGGCAGATAGGTCTTAAATAATCCTGCCAACAAATTAAATTCTATGCGTTGTGAATAATGCAATCGCTTATGGATAGCGCTCATCACGCGACTGCCGCGTTCAAGCAATGCAACTGTCGTTCCTACAGGTGCTTCTGCATTACCATCACCTACTTGCATGTCACCAATCGATGCAAACCTTCTGCCTGCATCAACCAACATACCAAGAAGATTAAGCAACGTACCGCTAGGCTCTTTGAAAGGTAATGGCATCAGGGCATCTCGCAAAGAGCCCCCTGGTGCATCCATATCTCTAAACTCACCCGGCTGAATAGGCACATCATCATCTCTGATTCTAATGCCTCTCGCTTTAAATCCACCGGGGAGGTTGGCCAGTGTGCCTGCGTCAATCAGTTGCCTGAGTATTGAGGTAGCGCCTCTCGACAAGCCACCGATCATATGCGTCAAGCCGAAGCCGTAAAATCCTACCCCAGGCAGAAACTTGTAATGAACAAAGTAATCTATTCTTTTTCGTAACGGATCTTGCTGATTGTAGTTTCTGCGAATCGACAATACAGAAGATTGCTTAGGAAGAATCGTCACGATGTAAGGTAACTTAATGCCTGTCTCTTCACCCTCTGCATCAAGATCTTCAAATCCGGGTATATCTAACTCAATGTGCATNTCAAGTATTTCGCACTCATCAGAGCCGGAACCACCTGAAGGCTTAACACCTTGAAGCTCATCAATCTCCTCATCAATTCCGTCAGCATCGTAATCGCCACCTGAAGAATAAGAGATGTCTGACTTTTTATAAAAGCCTGACTGTTGCAGCTTCTTCACATCGTTGTACGACATGTCAATAACATGCGTAATTCTTGTCGCACTATCTAAGCTAGATGCGCCATAAGGTACTACCAGTTTCTCTGAGGGGATGAACCTAGATACTGGACGATCTAATGTTTGGTCAAAGTGTACTTTTCTAAAAGCACTACCCGACAACGGCAGATAAAAAAGTAATTGGTCTGTCTCAGGATCGTATTCTTTCATTACCTGTGTGATCTGGTAATTCATAAACTCCTGAACTCTTGCAGCCTGAAGATCTGTATTTTCAGTCATCATACCAACGACCTGAGTCTTAACAGGTCCACCGGATGGCAGCATTTCTTTGTAAGCTTGTGCTTGAAATTGAGTCACAGACTCAGCGAGAAGAGGATGAATAATGCCTGAAGCGCCTTCAAAGGGCTCTGTTCTTTCCTCAAACTTCATGCCAAGGAATTCAAGCCCTTCCCGATATTGATCTTCCCACTCTTTGCGAGAAGACTTGTCATCTTGGAAGTCGCCCATGCAATCTGAATAGATGCGGCCAAGATCTCTATCATCAACAACTTCAGCAATGTTCTCAAAGAAGTTTTCGCCCTGACTCATCATAGGCTCAGGGGCAAGACCAACAAGCATTGTGCCGTCTTCAAGAATCTCGTTATCGTCATCGTTAATACCACCAAAGATATCATCGATGCCTGATTCATTATCTAAATCAGAATCAAGATCTATTTCAATTTCTTTTGAGTTGTCTTCAATATCAAGATCAGCAATATCTATGTCATCAACACCGCGCTCAATGGCCATTCGGCTTCCTCATTCGTTACTCGCTATACAAGTTATTAAACACTCTACCAGTATCCCAAACATATCCTACATCTTCTTTTGAATTGTAAGATCGTTGATTTGGCTTAAAGTCAGGTGCGCCTTCTCCCGTTTCAAACCAAGCAGGATGTGTCACTCTAACTCTGTTGTTAGGTAAAGCCACTATATTGCCAGTGTATTCTCCTGCGTCAAGCAATTCTAGTATATGGCTTTGCTTATGTTGCGCGGGATCATCCGCTATTTCACTGCCAGTATAGTCTACTGTGCAGTAATACTTAGCCGGATAAAACTCGCCATCAACTTTAGCAATCCAAGGAGCGGGAGAAGCTCTTTCTATTTTGTACACAGAATGATGGTGCGACATACAGTCCCAAGGTTGTGCAAGATAGGGTGGCAACTCTTGAGGCCACTCTTCTAAAGGCACATCAGCGACTAACGCAGTGATTGGCATTCTTGCCCACATTGCGCCGCCATGAACATTTTGAGCGTCTTCTTCATCATCAGACTCACAACCTGTAAAGATCACTTGAAAACTCAAGCATCTGTTTGGCATGGTAGTAACAGCAACCACCATGGCGTGTAAGAACTCACCATGGTAGCGCTCGTTATTTACTGTGTACTCTCTCCTTACCCATGCCTTAAAGTAAGGAATGTTGCTTTGTAAATAAGGCATTATCCAATTGACCCTTCCAACTTACGTTGGGTTAAAAATTATTTCTTCATAGCTTTACCAAAACCGCGAGTTGCAGCGCCTACACCCCTAGCCTTTCCGCGAGTTGCAGTTTTCTTAGCAGTTGTCTTCTTAGCAGACCCACCATTGGCATACCCTTTCTTGGCCATGCCTCCATTAGCGTAACCCTTTTTGGTCATGCCTCCCATTGCATAACCTTTCTTCTTCATCGATCCGCCCATATTCTTCTTGGCTACCCCACGACCTTGAAGTATATCTGCCTGCGTAACTTTGCCGTCTTTATTAAGGTCAGGGAATTTTGATGCTTGACCTCCCATGGCATAACCTTTCTTTTTCATCATACCGCCCATGTTCTTTTTCGCAGCATCATCTTCAACCTTTTTCCTAATTCTTGCTTTGGTGGATGCAGCTAAATTTTTGTCCTGTCTTTTTTGTGCTTTAAGAATTGCTTCCTTATCACTTTTTCTTTTTTCAGATGTCGGTGTTTGAGTAGTTTTCTTTTTCTTGGTGCGAATAAAATCAATCGCGCCTCGTTCACCACCAAACTTTTCGTCATCACCTAACAAAGCTCTTGCAAGAACGCCACCAAAGGGACGAAATTTAGGGAACAACTTACCTTTGCCTTTTTTTGAAGAAGAAGCTGCTCGATTCGCTCTAATCTTATCGCCTTTTTTATAGGATTCTAAGATTGCTTTTTCTTTTTCTGCTTTTGATTTTTGTTTAGGTTTCACTGTGCTTGTCGCTGCATTATCTGCTGCAGATTTTTTAGCTTGTTCAGCTTTTGAAAGAGCATTTCCTGATTTTGACAAACCGACTATAGGAGTCCCGTAAACAATTGCTCTTGCTGCGCCTCTTCTAACCTTACTGCTTGTGTTGTCCACAAATTTACCATCTACCATCCTTCCTTTTCTTTTCCCCCTAGAAACAAAATCTATTGCTCTTCTTTCCGCCGCTTTAAGCCTAGCTATTGCCCCTGGTCCAGGCTTTATCTTTGAAGCATTTCCTGCAACTTTGTCTAAATCGGCTTGTGAAGCGCCGTCATCTACCATTTTCTGTAATCTTTTTAATAATCCTCTTTGCGCTTTTT